TGACAAGATTGATGAGATATGGACTTCAGCTCAACAAACACTTGCTACTGGTGGAAAGGCAGTTTTATTATCAACTCCAAATGGCACAGGTAATTTATTTCATAGAGTTTGGCAAGAAGCCGAACGAGGTGAAGGTGAGTTTAATGATATAAAGCTACACTGGACACTGCATCCAGAAAGAGACCAGAAATGGAGAGATTTACAAACAGAATTGTTAGGTGAAAAGATGGCTGCGCAAGAATGTGATTGTGATTTTATTACTTCCGGTAATTCTGTTGTATCAGGTGAGCTTTTAACTTGGTACCAAGAAAATATGTGCTGTGACCCAATAGAAAAAAGAGGTCGCGATGAAGAGATGTGGATTTGGGAATACCCTGATTATACAAAAAAATATATGGTAGTAGCTGACGTCGCTAGAGGAGACTCAAGTGATTATTCTGCTTTCCACGTAATAGAAATAGAAACAATGACACAAGTTGCAGAATTCAAATCTCAAACACCTACAAAAGAATTTGGAAATATGCTTGTCAATATAGCCACAGAATATAATGAAGCTCTGCTGGTTGTAGAAAATGCAAATATAGGTTGGGCTGCTTTACAACCTGCTATAGATAGAGGTTATAGAAATCTTTATTATACATATAAACATGAAGGAGTTCATGATGCAGCAACACAATTAAGTAAAGGTTATGACCTTAAAAATAAGGAAAACATGACACCAGGATTTACTACATCATCGCGAACGCGCCCCCTTTTGATATCGAAACTTGATATTTATTTTAGGGAAAAGGCGTGTGTTGTCAAGTCACAAAGACTTATTGATGAGCTTTTTGTTTTTATATGGAATGGCCATAAAGCAGAAGCTCAAAGAGGTTATAACGACGATTTGACGATGGCGTTTTCTATTGCAATGTATGTTAGAGACAACGCACTTAGATTGCACAATGAAGGTTTGGCAATGAACAAAAGTGCTATTAATAGTATAACAAATACTAAAGGGGCATACAAAGGAAATGACTTTCAAGGAGACAACCCTTGGAAGCAAAAAATAGGAAACGACGAAGAAGACTTAACCTGGTTGATATAAGGAGTTAAAATAAAATGACGGATAAAACATTTTTCGGAAGATTAAAAAGATTATTTTCAACAGGAACAATAGTCAGAAGAACAGATAAAGGTCTAAAGGTAGCAGATTTATCAAAAGTACAGTCTAATCAAAAATTAGCTACAAATAGATTAATAGATAGATTCAACAGAATATATCAAAGTGATAATTATGGATATAATCAACAAGCAAACTTTCATACGCTAAGACTTTCTCTATATACAGACTATGAATTAATGGACGAAGATTCTATTATCTCTTCTGCATTAGATATATACGCAGATGAATCTACACTTAAAAATGAATATGGAAATGTACTTACAATAAGTACAGAAAATGAAAAAGTACAGAAAGTATTGTATAATTTATTTTACGACGTATTAAATATAGAATTTAATGCTTGGCCTTGGGTTAGAAATATGTGTAAATATGGAGACCTGTATCTTAAAATGGATATAACAGAAACTGTAGGTGTGACAAATGTACAAGCTATGTCGCCTTATGAAATGTATAGAAATGAAGGTGTCGACCCATCAAATCCAGAACTTGTTGAATTTATGCATGACCCTTCAATGGGAGGTCAAGTTGGTCAGTCGAATCCTGGAGGAGCACAGACAAAATATGGTAATTATGAAGTAGCTCATTTTAGACTATTAAATGATATGAATTTTTTACCTTATGGTAAATCAATGATTGAACCAGCAAGAAAAACATATAAGCAATTAACACTTATGGAGGACGCAATGTTAATACATAGAATTATGCGAGCTCCAGAAAAAAGAATATATAAAATAGATATTGGAAATATACCACCTAATGAAGTTGATTCATATATGCAAAGAGTTATATCTCAAATGAAAAAAACTCCTTATATGGACCCAAAGACAGGTCAATATAATTTGAGATTTAACATGGCAAATATGATGGAAGACGTATATCTTCCAGTCCGAGGTGGCAATACAGGTACGGAAATAGATACAATGTCTGGAATGGAATTTGGCGGTATTGATGATGTTGATTATCTAAAGCAAAGAATGTTTGCTGCATTAAAAATACCAAAAGCGTTTTTAGGATATGAAGAGGGAGTAGAAGGTAAAGCAACGCTAGCTGCACAAGATGTTAGATTTGCAAGAACAATAGAAAGAGTTCAGAGAATTTTTATATCAGAATTAACAAAAGTTGCAATGGTCCATCTATACTCTCAAGGATTTACAGAGCAGGATTTAGTAGATTTTGATTTAGAGTTGACAAACTCTTCAACAATTCACGAACAAGAAAAAATTGAATTGTGGCAATCAAAATTAGATTTGATAGAATCTATAAAAACAGGTAGGATAATTTCAGAAGAGTGGGCATATAAAAACATATTAAACATGACAGAAGAGGAGATGAATGAGCAACAGCGAGGTGTTGTACAAGATAGAAAAAGATACTTCCGCCACAATGAACTTGAAAATGGAAATGACCCTGTTAAATCTGGAGAAGCAATCGCAACCGATTGGGCTCTTCAACATGGAGCTCAACCACCTGAAGGAGAGGAAGGTGGATTTGAACCTAAGCCTGACCCTGTCGATAATATGTGGGGAGAGTCAGAGGATGTTTCAGAAAAAAATAAGCCAGGTCAAGGTAGGCCAAAAGAAGGCCCTAAGTATGGTACTCAAAAATCTGCAAGAGGTAGAGATACTGTAGCAAAAGAAGAGCGAAAGCGAGATAGAAAATTAAAAAACAATAAGCACTTAAGAAAATTCGAAGGTAAAGAACGAAGAAGACTGGCTATAAATATATTTGATGAGCTAGGTAAAAATAAAAAAATAAAAACAACTTTACTAAATGAGGAAAATATATTAAAAGATGATATTTAATACATTTTGTGATATTTATTAGATATAAAAGTATATATAAAGATATATTAAGGGAAGAAAATTGGCAGTAAAACATTCAAAATACAAAAATACAGGTATATTATTCGAGCTACTTGTTAGACAGGTCACGAGTGATACAGTTAATGGTATTGAAAACTCACCTGCAATTTTAATAATTAAAGAATTCTTTAAGAAAAACACAACCTTGAAACGAGAACTTGGTTTATACCAAACGCTTTTGAAAGAAAAATTCAAAACAGAATCTAGAGCAGACAAGTTTATCGACGCTGTATTAAAGGAAAGAAAAAGATTATCAAATTCTACTTTAAGAAAACAAAAATACAATCTTATTAAGGAAATAAAAAAGAATTATAATATAGAAGAGTTTTTCAAATCTAAAGTATCAAATTATTCTAACAATGCATCTATATATTGTCTGTTCGAAGGCGCTTCTCCATCTAATCAAGTTAGATTTAGATATTCATTAGTAGAGGCAATCACAAATTCTAAAAAAGAAAAATCTAGAGTAGATGAAACTTATGATATATACAAGAAACAAGATAAAGATGTACGTATGTTATCATATAAAATTCTTTTAGAAAAGTTCAACGAAAAATATGGTAGATTAGGTGCAAAACAAAAATCGCTATTAAAAGAATATATAGAAAATATATCTAATACTCAAAAGCTTAAAGAATATATCCATACAGAAATCAACACAACAACTAAAAAATTAGACAAGGCATCTAAATTTGTTAAAAATAAAGTTGTAAGAATAAAACTTCAGGAAGTAAGTAATCAACTTAAAAATATAAAAGGTGAAAAAAGTATAAAAGATTCTCATTTTATATCTGTGTTAAGAACTTATGATTTAATTAAGGAGGTAGCTAATGTCATTAAATGAAAAACTTGATAAAATGTTCGAAGAAGATTATTGCGAAGACTGCGACAATGAATTAGAAGAGGACAATGTGACAGGCGGAGGCGAGGCATATGATACTCCTAAAGCTTTTAAGAAAAAGAAAAAGAAAAATGAGTCTGCTTTTATGAAAATATCTAAGATAATGAACGAAATATCATATAAGGCTTATAAAACAGACGAAAGTCTTAATTCAAAACAAAAAGTTAACAAGGCGATAAAAGAAGTTGCTTCTCAATTATATAAAATTGAAAGAACAATAAACCAAAATATAAAGCTCAAAACCGAAGATGGTGTTAGTAGCACGCAGTACTGGAAATCCACTCGAGGTAATCTTAGAAAAATATCTGAGAGAATGATGAGAATAAGTGAGAGACTTAGGAGATTCTAAATGGCAAAACAACTTTTAATAGATTATTCTACTTTCGACATAACACCTCAGATGATAACTGAGTCAGAAAGAAAAAATAATGGTAGAGTAATTGTATCTGGTGTATTACAAAGAGCAGAAGCTAAAAATCAAAATGGACGAATATATCCAAAAGAAACTTTAATGCG